TGCGTACTTTTGATGTCTGCGAGAAAACCATCAGCATAGATGTCAGCCTTCGCCCTAAAGGGTAGGCCGCCAATCATACCAATTTTTGGTACTTCAAACTCGCAGCCTGTGATAAGGCCAAGCACGTTCTCGTTGCGCAGGAGCGCATCAGAGATGCGTTGCGCCTCGTTGTACTCTTTGCGGGTGCATAGGTTGCGCTTGCCCTTTGCATCCTGCCAAGCCTTTGCATTCTTGCTTTGCACCTCAATAACCTCGTAGTCTGCTACTTTGTGAGGCTCTAAAGTCATAAGGTGAACGAGTCTGCCTACCGCAAACGCATCGGAGTCCTCGCTGCCATACTTCGTGACGTAGTGGTACGTCTTGGGTGATGTCAGCAGCAGCTTACAAGCAGAAGATGACAGGGCGTTCTTGCCGAGTACCCCGTAGTAAAAGTCATCATCGTGCATCTTCTCAAGGACTGTCTCCATATCCCAAGTGCTGCCATCTAAAAGTTCTATAATTTTCATTTTGTTTCTATTTGAAATGTTGCTTCGTACCATTGCTCAAAGGGAACACGAAGCAGGGCATCGTGGTAGGCGAAGCGCAAGTGTACCTGTTCAATGGTCTCTATGTCTTTGATGATTGATTCGGATATGTCTACCGACTTCAGCTCTCGGAGTAGTTGTGAGATAGTTTGATATTTCATTTGATTGGTTTTAATTATTCTTCTGATGCGACTTGAGTTGCCCAATTCATCCACTTGATGTAGATGTCATCGGCAAGCTTTGGGGTTTCTCCATAAATGGATGTCGTGGGATAAGCTACGGTATTAGTGTAGCCATCCTCGTTGTAGGTCTCCTCAACGTAGGTGATTTCCATCTCGTAGTTGTAGAAGTAAGCAACGTGAACGTAGCCAAGCCACTTGGCAAGAATCTCATCGGAGTTCTTGTTGTCGGGGTCGTAATCCTCAAGCGCATCCCAATAGGACTGTGGCAAAAGGTCGGCATCTTCAAGCCAAAACTTTAGGTCGTTGTAGGTAAAGGTCATCTTACAGGCTTATTAGTAATTCAACAAGGGCAAGGCTGCCAATAAGGGTAAATATAATCGCAGCAGAGGCGATTGTCTTGGCGATAAGAACTTTGAATTGGTACATCTGATTGGTTTTATAAAGTGAATGGTCGGTCTAACGCACGGGCAAGAGAACGATTGATAAGCTTGATTTTGTTTTCCCAATACGCAAACCATTCCGCATCGTTTGGGTCGGTTGCGTCAATGCCTTGTAAATGGCTCTTGGCTCTTGTGAGTTGAATGTGCTTCAGCTCAACGTAGTCTAATGTTTCTTGTGTCATTCTGATTGGTATTAAATGTTTGTCAAATATACAAAACTTTTTGGATTATCAACACTCTAATAAAAAATAAATAAAAAAAAGAGGACTACTTGCCCTCTCTGAATTGCGTGTAGCAAACTGCTACTGCTTGGTCTTTGTCTTGGTACTCGCTTCCGATAGCCTCCAAGCAGCGTTGGATGTATTCGGCTTGCTTTTCTCCGCTTTGAACTTTAGGTATTGGCATAGTGTAAAAATAAATTGATTTGATTAAATAGTTGCTCCTTATCTAAGATGCCTTCCTTGCCGTAGTAAACGTAAACATAGGGTGCAAACTCTTGCTTGTAGCGCTCGTTTTTGGCGCGATGCGCCTCCTTTGCTCGCAGTTGGTAGGGGCTGCCCATCGCCTTGTAGGATTCAGGCTTTATCTGCAAGCCAAGCATCAGGGTTTTGTTGTAGAACATCTCCGCATCTATGCAATAGTCGTGGTCAATGTTGAAGGTGGTCTTCTTAAAGTGTGCATCGGGGAACGCTGCGTTTAGCTCCTTTACTACAATCAGCTCCTTTTGGTAGCCATTCCACGTCTGACCGATTACACGATGCCAAATGTATTTTTTAATCTGTTGCTCCTCAACATTTGGTAGCCTGCTCTTTAGTTCTTCAAATACAACGGTCAAACCCTCAAAGCCTTGTATCTCCTTGTAGTATTCTTGCCACCCTTCCTGCGTGTTTAGGGTGTTGCTTTCATAGTAATCAGAAATCAACCGCATACACTCACCGACATACACCTTGCCAAAGAATTGGTTTATCTGTGAGTTCTTGTTTAGCTCACTAAATAAAGTGTTGGGTATGTCAATAGTATAAAACACTAATAGGCGTTGTAAAGGGTCTCAAGCTCCTGCAACCTACCACGAAGGCAAGAGCCGCAGTTGGTCGGCTTCACGGAGTCTTTGAACACTCGGTTGTAGATTCTATTCACTTCCGTCTGCTCAATGGCGGTGACGGTGTTTCTGCCTCGCATCTTGCCGACAAACTCGTATTCTTCTTTGGTCAAGCATTCGGGCTTCCTGTACCTAAATAGCTTGTTCAGTTTCTCCTTACGGGCATCACATCCGCAGTCAACGCCTGTGGCTTCGCTGAACCAATCCACCGCAGCCTTGATGCCTGTGGCGGTTGTGATTTGCTCAATGGTATCACCCAAGCCGCTTGGCTTCTTTATACGCTTGGTAGGTGTCTTGGCAGTCTTCTTGGATTCGCTCTCTTGCATTTTTTAGTGTGTTGAATATGGAACGTGCTGAAATCTTGGTCTCATCCGCTAACGTGCGAATTGACATATCGGTGTTGTGGTATAGCGCAAATATCTTTTTATCGTACCAATGCCAATCTGTTTGCGTACTCCACACCCTGTCGTAAAGTTGGATGAGTTGCACCTCTGCATCTTCGTTGGCCTCCTCGTAGATAAACTCCTCAAGGATGTCTACGTCTACAAATTCAAACCTTGCCCGTTGGCGCATCAGGGTGGCGTACATATTTCGCAGGGTGACGTACACGAAGAAGGTATTGACCTCCGTTTCGTTGTACATTATTTTCTCCGCGTCATCAACGTATTTGTAGAGTCTTACGTACATCTCCTGCACAAGCTCTTGGGCAAGGTCATCGCTTGCGCCAAAGCTCTTGCACATCCGAATCCAATCGGTCTGCCGCTTTGCTAATACTGCGAGGAGTCCCAAGTGATTTCTACGATTATCACAAACAATGCAAACTGAACTGTGTGCATCACAATATCTTCTTCAAGGTAATCGGTCTTTGACCAATTAGCCCCAACTACAAGCCCATAGATGGGGTAAAGTCCTACGTTAAAATTCATCAAAGGTGCGTTTAAGAGTTAGATACAATTCCTTGTATTTAGATAACTCCGCTACCACCTCATTGAGTTTATTTAATTCCTGCTCCATCGCCTCAAAGTCGGGCTTGTCAATACAGGCCATCGGGTTCTCCTCAAGAACGCAGCAAGCGACCTTGTAGTAGTGCTGATAGTCCCCGTAGATTAGGCGGTCTTTGTGCATCCTTACGGCATACGCAACCGAGCTATGGTCTTTGTCTATGGCCTCACCTAACTCGTGGAGCGTTGCGTGGTTTCGGAATGCTGATACGAATGCTGCTCTTGCGGTGGATTCTTTATGCGCACGGCTTCCATTGTCTTGAAACCCAAGACGGGCGAAGTATTGCTCTTTAGATACTTTTAGTTGGCGTAGTTCAAATGGTCTCATTTGCATTTGCAGTGTTTAGCCCTGCCCTCGTTGTAATTGGTTATTATTTTAGTCATCGGCATAGTGAAGTGCTTGTGGTCTGAAAGTCTCTTAAACTTCATCTCACTCGCCCACTCCACTAAATTGTCATCTTTGTCTTGGATGATGGTGTAGTCCACCACGAGGTAGTCGGTTCCATCTACTGCAAAGCATTCGTACTTCTGAAAGGGGGATAGAATCTGCCTCATAGATTGTCTTCTATTATCCCTTGCAGTCGTTGTATCTCGTAGTGCATCTGCTCGCTATCAACTCGCAGCTTGGCGTTGGCAAGGTACATCTCGTTCATCTTGCCTTCGGTGAATTGGCGGTAGTCAATGAACTGCTGCAAGAGTAGGTCTGCGTAGTGGCAGCTCATAACGTGGTGCAGGATGTCATCTTGTACCTCTCTGCCTTTTGCCTTGTCTGCTGCTTGCTGCGCCAACCACATCGCAGTACCTGCAAGCATCAACTGCTTCTCCCTTATGTAAAGGTCGTGGGAGTCATCAGAAGGGTACATCGCTCGCAGGGGTTTCATCCGTTTTAATTGGCAGCAAGTTACGCCCATTTATGACAAAGCCAACATTACCTAACACGCTCTGAAGTATTAAGGGAGTTTCAAGGGGCGTGATGCGCCCTCCCGATTCCATCTCTTTGACCTTGCGAACGTGGATATGGGTGTATATCCAATCCGTTTCGTGTGCAGCGAATCTGTGTATCACGATTACGCAGTCCGACCTGTTGCCCCACTTACCGCCACCTTCAATGTCTGATGTGTTTGGCGGCATCGCCATCCCCTCGTACTTGTGGCCTTTGTAGAATGTCTTACGCATCGCCTCCGTTACGGGGTGTGCGTTGACTATGGTGGTGACGTTGTTCTGATGCGCAAACACACGAAGGGCAGAGGCTACCTCGTAGTGGTATTCGTGCATCCCTGTCTTGCCGAGTTTCTTTTGGTCTGTTGATAGGGAGTTGTAGGGGTCTATCAAAGCACCTGTGTAGTTCCATTCGTTTTTGATAGAGTTCATTACCTCAAGAAGTTCAAATGCGGTAAATAGCCTGTTGCCGTCTATGAATTGGAAGTACTCGTTTATGAAGTCCAACTTGCGGTACATCATCCCCTCATCAATCCCTTGTATGGGTTTGCAGACAAGGAACTCAATGAGCTTGCGCTTGAGGCTTGGCACCTCGTTCTCTGCCGAATATATCAGCCACTTCTTGCCGAAGTTATACGACTGAAGAAGCATCAGATAAAGCAGGGTGTGGGTTTTGCCCACGTTGGCGTGGCCTACCACTACCACAAACTCACCGTCTTTCAGGCGTAGGTATTGGTCTATCTCATATACACCAAGTTTGCCCGTGTCGTAGTACTTGCCCTTGAGCGCACGTTGCAGGTATGGTAACGAAGATTCGTTAGATAGGAGGTCGGGATGTATCATTGATTCTGATTGGTGAGCAAATATAACAAAATAATTGACATAAAAAAACCCCTCCGTAGAGGGGCTTCTCACACAACGACCTATTAAAAACCAATCAGAAAGGGTCGTTGCGATTTGCGAAATGCTCGGTGTGTGATGCAGGAGCAGCGCTCTGCCCTGTCATCCAAGCATTGAAGGTCTCTGCGTTGGCAAGGATGGTGTTGACATCGTGTTGCGCAGCACAAGCGTACTCCACCGCAGACTTCAAAGCAACCTGTCGGATGATAGAAGCGGAACGGTCATCGTTGCCTTTGGGTGCAGCAGATGGCGTGTAGCCACCACCACCGCCAAAAGCATTGGCACGTTGGATTTTCACCGTGCCTTTCTCGTTCTTGGTGTACTCCACGTCTTCGCCTACGGCATAGGGTGGTGTTTGGGACTTGGCAAAGGCAGTACCGAAGTCTCCATTGTCAAAGCGAACCTCTAACTTAAAGAGGTCTTGCCATTGGCCTGTGGGTGTGATTGAAATAATTTTTGACATAATAGATTGGTTTTAGATAAATAGAATTGATTGCTGCTCCAAAACCTCAATACGAGCTTCAAGCTCTTGTACCTTGTTTTGTAGTGCTTGGATTTGTGCTTGTTGCACTTGCACCATCTCGGTGTAAACGTCTGAACTGAAAGATAAAGTCATAACTGATTGGTTTTAAGTTATGCAAATATACAACTTATTCTGATACCAACAAACCCGTGAACGTAATTTCTGCCGTGTCCTTCCCAATACTTTGGTCGTGTACCAACTTTAAGGAATGCACATACTTACGGCTATCATCCTTTACGCCACCCCAAGTCTTAAATGTGTCAAGGGCAAACTTCACCGCCATTATCGCATTGTCAATATCGTATCGGTAGTTCACCTTGCAATGGATGTGGACATCCTTTATCTCTTGCAGGTCATACTTCTCAAGCTGCGACATTACCTCTTTAGATACCAACTCCTTTGCCTTTACACGGGCAGTCCAATGCTTTGATGCATAGAAGGCGTTAAGGCTTGGAACCTTGCCTACGACAATCTTGTAGGTCAATTATCGGGGATTAGATAGCCGCATTGGATAGCGAAGTGCAGGTCTATCTTGGCAATCTCACCGAGTAACTCTTGTTCTTTGTACTTCGCCTGTTGGCGAGCGTTGTATGAGGCTTCGCAGTTAGACATAAGCGTAGCGCACTCCTCAAGGATGAAGTCTATCTTCCTGCGCTTGGCAGGGTTAGTATAGTACTGCATATTTTCCTGTTGTTGTTTGGCTTCCTTCGCTTGTTGCGCTAATGGTTTGCTGCTCATCTTGGCGTTCAAGTTCAAAATTTAGGTGAGCGATGGCCTTGCGGATGTCATCGCAGATAGGGTTGTGAGGTTTCTTACCTGCTCTCATTAGGTAGGTAAGGGCAGTTCCAAGATTGTAATTGTCAGGTTGGAAGTCCATCACCACATCCTTCGCCTCTATCTTCAACGTCTTGCCGATGTAGTACTTTGGTGTCATTAGCCAAAGGTACATCATCCCAATAAATGTAGATGTGGTCATTCATTATTTAGAATCATTACAAATTAGCATAAGGACTTGCGTATGTCAATTTTATTCCTTTTTTTTTACAAGTTAAGTAGTTGAGTAACTTAACTTACTTAACTTAATCAACTATTAACTTGACTTTAGTTAGTAGTTAGTCAACTCTTAACTTTACCAAACAACTTAAAGAAAAAGAAACTTAACAAAGAAAAAGAAAGAAGTTGCGTTCTAACGCATCCAAATACCTAAAGGTATAGAACTATACCCTTTCGCATATAAAGTCTCTT